TGGATACAAAGGGCATATTGCATCCAGAGAATACTTTGATGAATTGACACAATGAACAGTAAGACACTGGTAGAAAATCTGGAAGCACTCTAAACCACTTCCACAACTGTCACAGCACTCCTTTACAGGGGTGCTTTTTTATTGTATAATACTCTTATAGTCAATCAGGCACCATGACCTACGAAGCAGAAGTTCAATTCAAATTTGATGCCACTTACACTCATGATTATAATCGTGGGTTTGCATCTCACCTTTGTGATGAGGATTTCCTCCCTGAAGAGCATTTCCTGATCACTGCTCCTGCTGCTGATCTCAATGCCAAGCAGTATTTCAGACTGTTTGAGAAGTTCATGCTCTGTGTGGGTATGGATCCTCAATCTATTCGCTCTGGTGCTATGTCATTGGTCTTCAATGATTGGGTAAGTGAAGAAGAGCAGCGTAAGGTCTGTGCTGAATATGAACTGACCATGTATGAAGATCTCCGTAAGAAGTATGAGGAGTTCAAAGAAGTAGATGAAGCATGGGCAAAACTGAAGAAAGGTCCAATGGGTACAGTTGAAGATAGTGCTAATGGAGTAGTATGATGACTGAATACGAACAAAAACTTTACGATGTAATTGCAGATTGGTGGGATGAAGTATTTTGTTGTAATCCAGCACCATTAGATCGTGATGGTGAGTATCTTGACAAGAACCCCACTATCATTGACCTTGTCAAATCTATCAGTGAGATAGATGACTGGGATAAACCAATCCGCGAAGGTGTTGACCCTTACAATCTAACTGGAAGAGACCCAACACAGTCTGTATGGAAGGATGGTAAACGTCCTTCCCCAGATTATTACGAACTGTGGAGTATCAAGGATGACTGACCACTTCCACAACCGTCACAGCACTCCTTCACAGGGGTGGTTTTTTTATAAATAAATCTATGGAAGTTAGAAAAAAAATGAATCCCAACGAACTCCGTAGTCTTCAAGAAGCATACTTAGAAGTTGTTGAAGGTCAGCAACTTGATGAGATGATTGACCCTAAGGGTGCTGCCCGTATGGATGCTGCAAAGAAAAAGAAAAAGGTTGATGTCTTTGCTTACGATAGAAAACTTCAAGCACAAGGCAAACTAAAGGGCAAGAAACTTCCTCCCCCTCCAACCAATGAAGAAGTTGAATCTGAGGGATATGAGCCTATGACTAAAGAACGCCAGATGAAAGTTGATAGAGCAAAGAAAAAGGCATATGATGCTGATAAACGTGCTCAGTATAAGGGAGACTCTGCAGAAGCAGATAAGCAGTTCAAGCGTCGTATGGCCATGGATTTCCGTACCAAGATGAAGAAAGAGGAAGTATCTGTTTATGATATTGTCCTTTCACATTTACTTGATGAAGGATATGCCGAAACACCAGAAGCAGCAGAAGCAATTATGGTGAATATGAGTGAAGAGTGGAGAGATAGTATTATTGGTTGATAACCACTTCCATAACTGCCCACCACTCCTTCACAGGGGTGGTTTTTTATTGTATAATAATCACATACATATCAGATCCATGACTGAACAACACCCACTGACTGACAGTAAGGCACTAAGTTTGTTCTCTTTTGAAGAACTCATGGATGGGTCCCAGCCTATTACTATCGAAGACGCAATGCGAAAAGCTGCTGATTGGCAACTGGAGCAGGTGCTCAATTGGTCTTATAAGTATCTTTATCCTGACCAAGTAAATGCTTTGTCAGAAGCAATGCGTCCACAACAAAATGAAGAACAAGCACTGAAAGCACTTGACAAACTCTACCAAGAGAATGATAATGGTATGAAGGAGTTGGCAAATGAATCAAATGACTGAATACGAACAATGACTATTCCTAATTTCAAATCCCAAGACGATTGGCAAGAGTTTCTCAACATCTTTGATGACCAATGGCAATGTAAGCGAGCAATGCTCAATCGTGTTAAGAATGATTTGTTCCCTGAATATAAATCATGGGAGCAACTCACACCACATACACTTGGAGTGATCAACGATATCGTATCCAATCTTGTCTATGAATGTGAGCGTCAGTTCAAAGAAACACACCAGGACTATAAGACTGATGATGATGACATCTTCATCCCCCATCGTTCATTCAAAGAGAGTGTAACTGAAGCACTCAAAGAAGCATTGGAGAGTCATCAGAACAATGACTCACTTTGATTACATCACAAAACATCTGCTTCGTGCTTGGGTTCAGTCCTGGACTTATAACTTCGGGTATTGGGCAGACCTAATGACCAACAACTATGAGGGATATGCTCTCTTGGAGGAGGATGATCCAGAGCAAGAGTGTTATGAATGGTTCTGGGCATCTATCAACCTGGATGACACATACCCGAAAGAGTTCCTTGAAGAATTCTATCAGAGGATGGATGATATTGATACTGGTAAAGTGAAAACTTATCCTGCTGAGGATGTTCTCAAAAGATTGAAAGAACTTGTTGATGATATGGAGTCGGACAATGAATAACTTTGAAATCTTTCTTTATTTCGTTTGTTTTGCCATTATTGCTGGTGGAGCCTTTGCAATGATGTGGGGTAACATTCAATCAATAAACAAAGAAATGGATAAACCAAAACCAAAGCATCCAGAAGCACCTGATGCTGGTGATGAAGTCATGTATGTGGATCTTTCAAGAGAGAAATTAGAAGACCTTTACAACAAGGATAAGGAGTGATATACTAAGAGGGTCTAAAGACCCTCTTTTTATGCAAGGAAATCTAGAACCAGAAGAACACGTCATGAATGAAAACATAGCAGCACACCGTAAGTCAGCAGCCGTAATGAAGACCGTATCAGTAGACCTTGCTAAAACTATTGCAGCATTGGGTTGGGAATGTTATGATGATGTTGCTGTAGAGGTCGGTGGTACTTCTGTGTATGAGATTGATGGTGCGGGAACCAAGTGGGCACCACTTAAGGGTACAAGAAAGTACAACAAAGACGCATTCATTATCATTAAAAACAGGAGTCGCTCACCATTCGACCCTTCAAAAGCACCAGAAAATAAATAACCACAATTCCTATTCTATTATGAACAAAAACGTATTTGTTGTCTACACAAAGGTTGGTTGCCCTTATTGTACTAAGGCAACTAATATGTTAGCATTGGCGGAACTCCAATACGTAGAGTATAAACTTGGTAGAGATTATGAGTATTCAGAATTCTATGAAAAGTTTGGAGAGGGTTCTACATTCCCAAGAGTTACATATAATGATGAACTTCTTGGTGGATGTCAGGAGACAGTTCGTTATTTGAAAGAAAACAATCTAGTGTAAATCAATGGAAGAGACATGGGAACTCATCACTGTAGTAGAAAGATCTGTTGACGATGCCTTCAAGGGTAAAATTAGATTGAATATGTATGAGTACCTCAAAGCAGTCAAGGCAACTAAGCGTGACGCTAGAGAGTTTCTTGATAGTGAGACTGCCAAGAACATTAACCTAACGGTATATGATCTTGAGGATTACCTTGAAGGTGGTTCTGATGATATGCATAAACAAATCCGTGAGGCATATGGTTATCTTGGCAAACCCGAAGCAAGAAAGATTAAAAACTTTCTTCAAAGTATAATTGCAGATGCATGTCAATATGAGTATGACAAGAAACCCGGAAGAAAAAAACGAAGACCTACTAAATAATCCAGAACCCCACATAAATCGGGGCGTGGAGTTGCTGTTACGCAGCAGGAGGAAAAAACCAGATCCCCAGAAAACTTTCCAGGTAAAGTTTGGTAAAATGGTTTCTTTTCTCAAGAGAGAAATTGTTATTCATCTAAACTTCTACTTGGATATTAGAAAAAAGTAGGAGAGAAACGATGTTAGCAGTAGCACTCACCGTTGGAACATTAATATCTGTCATGTTCTTTTTTGTTGGAGGTATGGTAGGATGGTTAGCGAAGGAGCACTTTTATAACACAGCACCTATCATCACTCACCCAGAAATGTTTGATGCAGATGGCAATGTTCTTCCCGATGAAATTTTAGCAGTACGATTTGAAAACAGTTATGACGACTACATCGAAGACGACGAAGGTTAAACTTCCACCAAATCCATTTATTCATGAAGTTCTTGAACTTGCTGGAAAGCAACGTTCTAAAGCGAAGAAAGTAGAGGTTCTTCAGGAGTATTCGTCTGATGCCTTGAAGAGTCTCTTCATTTGGAACTTTGATGACACGGTAATCTCTCTGATTCCTGAAGGGGAAGTTCCCTATAAGAAGAATGAAGTACCTGTTGGGACAGACCATACTTCTCTCCGACGTGAGTATCAACAACTCTATAACTTTGTGAAGGGGGGCAATGATAGTCTCTCTTCGCTTCGTAGAGAAACGATGTTCATTCAGATTCTTGAAGGTCTTCATCCTGAAGAGGCAGAGATTTTATGTTTGGTAAAAGACAAAGCACTACAAACAAAATATAAGATTACATATGATGTGGTGCGGGAGGCATTTCCTGATATTCAATGGGGAGGAAGATCCTAAATGGCAAACGAACTTGGTAATACACCATCGCCAGAGGTAAAAGAAATGGATAAGAGTTCTAATCCTGAACCAAAAGATTATGGATTGCATATTATCCTTGAGGATGCTGAACTTGAAACCGTAAAAGATAAATCATTTCCAACCGATGCACGTATTGTGCGATATATAAAGGATGGTAAAAACTGTTTGGACCTTACCCGTGGACGTAAGGTCGTAGACATCTTTGACTTTTACTACGATAAGTATGGTTCTAATTCAGTTCAAAGTATTGACTTTGGTTATGGATCAGTCAACCCTAAGATGTGGGGTTATAAAAAACCTGAGGAGAAGAAAAGGAAATGAGTAAAGGATTTGATGTTGAGTTTGAAGTTCCTAAAGAACAGATTGATATTTTATTGAAAGAATATAAAAGACTGAAAAAATACAAAAAATCAAATCTTTTTACTATTGAAAAGTTGGATGGTAAAGACACTGTCATTGACCAGTTGACTAGAGAAGCGGAAGAAGATCCGATTGATTGATGGGCAAACATTACATGTTGAATTTATATGGATGTCCATATGAACTACTTAATAATGAAAGATTTTTGAAGATGGCGATTTGCGAAGCAGTTTTGTCTTGTAAGGCAACTCTTGTTGATGTAATATCAAAACAATTTCATCCTCAAGGAGTAACTATTTTGGCTTTGCTTTCGGAAAGTCATATCTCTATTCACACATGGCCAGAAAAGGGAGAAGCAGCAGTTGATGTTTACACCTGTGGTGATGCCCGCCCAGAACTTGCTTGTGAGTATATTATCAAGAAGTTGGAAGCAGATAATCATTGGATGGGTTCAGTTGACCGATGAAAAAGAAATGGAATGTAGACCCAGAAGACCCCACAACCCTGCTGAGATTGGTCAGCGAGTTAGAGGGGTCTCTTTATATTTTGGAGTGTCTGGAGGGCACAGAGGAGGAGGTGGAGTCTCTTACTAAAATGAAAAGAAAGTATTACAAAAAATATTTCCACTTGACTAAATAAATTATGTAGTCTATAATAGACTCATCGTTCATCTCACTTCGGTGAGACGCAAGTAAGTCGCGGAACGGATCGTTCATCTCTTCGGAGACGCAAACGACTGAAGGAACGGGAAAAAACGGATCCAGCGAAAGCTGAGAAGGTTAATTTTCACCCAACTTCAGGAGACCTACAATGAATACCCTTCAAATTATCAAAAAGCAGATCGAAAAAGCTGCAGCACTTCACGACGCGCAGATTGCTCACACTACATATCGTGGTGTAGTAACTCATCGCACAGTGATTGCACCAAAAGAAACTCATGCTAACTATTGTTATCGTGGTGTTTCTTACACTAAGTGATTGACTTACAAATTGAATACTGATACAATGGGAGGGTAACCTCCCATTTTTTGTATGGATAAAGAGAAACTCAAACTTATTGTAAAGAATTTAAAATCTTTAGTGGATGTTTTAGAGTCTGAAATTTATTCTGATCCTGCTGCATATGTAGATAAGCGGGATAATTTTGATGATGAATATTATCCACTTGCCGACTATGATGAAGTATTTGAAGATGATGAATGAGGTAATGAAAGATGTATGAAGAACTAAATGACTTTGAAAAAGCATTGCAGCATTTTGGAACTAGAGTCGAAATCATTGCTGCGATGGAAGCATCTGGAAAATGTTCTCAGGATGATGCTTATCAAATGATAAAAAGTGAAGTAAAGGAAATGAAGAAGGTTCGTAAGGAAAGTAAAAAGGAATCATGAAAGAACAAGTTAAATTGGTTGCAATCACTCAAGGTGCTGGTGAATTAATTGAAAAGAATGCACAAGAAGTTATTTCCTACATTGCTAGGGTATCTAATCCAAATAACCAGTTGAACTTTGATACTGCTGCTGGTTTGCTCAGATACTGTATTAAGCATGAGCACTGGTCTATTTTTGAACATGCGTTCATGACACTTGAGATTAATACCACTCGCAGTATCTCCCCGCAGATATTGCGTCATCGTAGCTTCACATTTCAGGAATTTTCGCAACGTTATGCTGATAGCACACAATTGGGAACTTTAGAGATTCCTGAACTTCGTCGTCAGGATACTAAGAACAGGCAGAATTCTATTGATGATCTTGATGAATTTGAGAAGCAAAATGTAGAGAGGCAGATTCAAACGCTGTTTAGTTCTGCAGAAGCATTATATACTCAAATGCTTAATCGTGGTATTGCAAAGGAGTGTGCTCGTTCTGTGCTTCCTGCGGCAGTTCCTACTAGAATATACATGACAGGTTCATGTCGTTCTTGGATCCATTATATATCTTTGCGTTCTGCTAATGGCACACAGAAGGAGCATATGGACATTGCCAATAATTGTAAGGTAGTATTTAATACTCAGTTCCCTACTGTTGCGGAAGCAATGGAATGGGTATAAATATTTGTACTATTAGATATATTTTATGGCAACGTATCCTGTGATAAACACTGAGACTGGTGAGCAGAAAGAAGTAAAGATGAGCGTCCATGATTGGGACCAGTGGCGTACAGATAATCCAGACTGGACAAGAGACTATTCAGACCCTTCAACTATTCCTGGCGTAGGAGAGGTTGGAGAAGTTTATGATAAATTGAAGAAGTCTCATCCAGGATGGAATGAAGTACTTCGCAAGGCATCCAAAATGCCTGGTTCCAACGTTCGCCCTGTCTAAAGTTTCTTATGCCAGCAAAAAAATCAAAGTCACCTGTTCCATTTGGAATGAGTAATAAGCATATGAAAAGAAAGAAACCAATTAATTCCGATCTGATGAAACAGATCGAACCTCTTACAAATAATCAAGAAGAACTCTTTCGTTGCTATAAAAATGATCAGAACCTAGTTGCTTATGGTGCAGCAGGCACTGGTAAAACATTCATTACATTGTATAATGCTCTAAAAGAAGTTCTTGATGTAAGATCACCATATGAAAAGATTTACTTAGTTAGATCACTTGTTGCTACTAGAGAGATTGGATTTCTTCCTGGAGATCATGAAGATAAATCTTCTCTTTATCAGATTCCATATAAAAATATGGTTAAATCTATGTTTGAATTGCCTACGGAAGCAGACTTTGAGATGTTGTATGGCAACCTAAAGACACAAGGAACAATTTCATTTTGGTCCACATCATTTATTCGTGGAACTACATTGGATAATGCTATCATTATTGTTGATGAGTTTCAGAACTTGAATTTTCATGAACTTGATAGTATTATTACTAGGGTTGGTGAAAATTCAAAAATCATGTTCTGTGGTGATGCTACTCAGACTGACCTAACAAAACAAAATGAAAAGAATGGAGTCATTGACTTCCTGAGAGTTCTTAGATTGATGCCATCTGTTGATCTGATTGAATTCAGTATCGAAGACATTGTACGCTCTGGACTTTGCAAAGAATACTTACTCGCGAAAGACGAACTTAATCTATGAACTTTATTCATCATAATTACTTGGGTGACGTTGAACTAAACTGCAAAAACAAGAATGGCATCCGTCTCTATAACATTCCAAACGGAGACTGGGTGCCTTCTATTACTTCTGTAACTTCCTTTTATAACCGACAAGTATTTGTTGAGTGGAGAAAGAGAGTTGGTAATGAAGAAGCAGATCGTATCACAAAGAAAGCAACTGCACGGGGCACAGACTTCCATGAAGTTGCACAAGACTATATGCTCAATAAAGAACTGAACTGGGACAACTATCGTCCTCTATCTAAGTTTATGTTCTATCATTTGAAGCCAGAACTTGATAAGATAAATAACATACACGCTATTGAAAGAACGCTTTACTCTGAGTACCTTGGACTTGCAGGCAGAGTCGATTGTATTGCAGAGTATGAAGGAGAGTTAGCAGTCATAGACTTCAAGACTTCTGATAAAATCAAACCTGAGAAGTGGATTGAAAACTACTTCGTTCAGGAGATGTTCTATGCGTCTGCCTACTATGAAATGACTGGTATCTCTGTCAAAAAACTTATCACTCTAATGGTTACACCTAGTGGAGAGATCAAGGTATTTGACAAAAGGAACAAGTCCGATTATATTAAGTTATTAGTTCGCTATATTAAAGAATTTGTATCTCACAATACTAGGACAACGAATGGAGAATGAACTAGAAAAAGTATTAGAAAATAAATTTTTCTGCCCCTCCAAATTTACACAGGAAATCGAAACTCTTGTGCAAGAAAACTCAGAAATGAGTTACATCGATGCTATCGTTCACTTCTGTGAAAAGAATAATATCGAAGTGGAATCAGTTCCCAAACTGATTACAAAACCACTGAAAGAAAAGATAAAGTATGAAGCAATGGAACTCAACTTTCTTAAGAGGACCTCCCGTGCAAAATTGCCCATTTGATTCTATTTTTGTTTGAAAAAAATTTCCGGCAAAAATTTTCCCTATTGATTTTTTAATGATGCCTTTTGACGCATATAAACAATACCTCTCTCTAAAGAATCATTTCACTAAAGAGAAGTATGACTACCACAAATATTGTGGTAAGAGTCGTGCTTCAGTGCAGTCTTTCTACAAGAGAAAAGATAGGTTTTGGTTTGAAAAATTAGCACGAAATAAGGACGATAAAGAAGTTGTTGAATTCTTTGTATCAAACCTTATTTCTTGCACTGATCCTAGTAAACTATGGATTGGGGAGATGATGAGGGAAGGTGAAGGTAGATATACTGCCTGGAAGAAACGAACACAATCATTATCATATGTGTTCAAGCAAGAAATGGAAACTATTCTTGCGGACCATAATTTAGACTCTGCTTTTTCAGGGTCTGGACATCCACCAGTTCTCAAACTGTACTTGAGTGGGGACATTTCACTTGAAACTCTAGTCATTTGTGATAGAATACTGGGGTATCGAAGCGATTTTGATAAAAAACTGACGGACCCGGTGTGGGAAACCGTCAGTCTTAGAATAAGGAAGTATTCTCCCTTTCTAAATATCGATGTATTTCGCTACAAAAAACTTCTCAGAAGTATCGCAACAAATTAGGAGACACTATTATGGCACTTGAAAATGCAGAGGTTCTTGAAAACCTCACAAAACAGAAAGAGGAAATTGAACAGCAGATGGAATCTATGAGGGTTACATACCTGAAGATTCTTGGTGCTATCGATGCACTTTCTCAAATTGAAGAGAGTAAGAATGAACCTGAAGTCTCTGAGACAGAAGTGGTAGAAGAAGGATGAGTTTCTTTGATTCCGATGTCGTCCGTGCAGAGATGACGGAGATTCAAGAACTTCAAGAAGACGTTTATCAAAACGTCTTCTCTTTTGCTACCATGAATAAGGAAGAGAAACTCTTCCATGTTCAAATGCTTGAGCGTTTACTTGAAAAGCAGAGAGTTTTATATACACGTATGAGTCTCTCTGATGATCCTGAAGCTAAAGAGATGAAGGATCGCATTATTGAATCTGCAAAACAAATGGGTCTTCCGCCTGATGTTGATATGAATGTCATCTTTGCAAACATGTCTAAAATGATTGTGATCATGAAACAACAGATTGACAACGGTGGCGCAGACCAGTAGAATAACGAAGTACACAAAAACCAAATCCAACTAATCCTAAAAATCCTATGTCTTTCGCTAATCTTAAAAAGCAATCCTCTCTTGGTTCCTTGACTCAGAAACTGGTCAAGGAAGTAGAGAAGATGAATACAACTTCCGGTGGCGCTGATGAGCGTATCTGGAAACCTGAAATGGATAAGACCGGCAACGGTTATGCAGTTATCCGATTCCTTCCTGCTCCTGAAGGTGAAGAACTGCCTTGGGCAAAGATGTACTCCCACGCCTTCCAAGGTCCTGGTGGTTGGTACATTGAGAACTCACTGACTACCATTGGTGGTAAAGACCCTGTCTCTGAGCACAATCGTGAACTCTGGAACAGCGGTAACGAAGCAGATAAAGATACTGTTCGTAAGCAGAAGCGTAAACTGTCCTACTATGCCAACATCTATGTTGTGCAGGACAAAGCAAATCCTCAGAATGAAGGTCAAGTCTTCCTCTACAAGTTTGGTAAGAAGATCTTTGATAAGATCATGGAAGCAATGCAACCTGAGTTCGAAGACGAAGAGGCAATCAACCCCTTTGATTTCTGGCAAGGTGCTAACTTCAAATTGAAGTTGAAGAAGGTTGCAGGTTACTGGAACTATGATTCTTCTGAGTTTGACCGCGTGTCTCCTCTACTTGATGATGACGATGCTCTGGAAGCAGTATGGAAGCAACAGTATTCACTGACTGCTCTCACTGCTGCCGACCAGTTCAAGTCCTATGAGCAACTGGAGAATCGTCTGAAGATGGTTCTGGGGCAGAAGAAAGCACCTGCTCGCTATGATGAAGAACTTGATGATGAGAGTGAAGGTCGTGGTTCTTTCAAACCTGATTGGGCAGCAGATCGTCCAGGTGCAAAGGCAGACTTCAATGCACCAGACATTACTCCTACACAGACTAGTGAGGATGAAGATGATGCTCTTTCATACTTCCAGCGTCTTGCTGAAGAATGATCAAGAATAAAGTCTAATATTATCTCCTCTCTTAAGGGTTTTACTCATGTACTGGGTAGAACCCTTTTCACATATCATGATTTCTTTGAGATCATCAATAGCAATAGTGATATAATCTTCTTTCAGTACAAAAATATTTCTTTTATCTTCCTGCAGTTTGTCTTCGTATTGAAGATTGGAAACAGGAACTGCAGGTGTTCTTCTGTTCGTGGTTTGAGAATCTACTTCGGTATAAAGGAAAGAGAAGTTTTGATCAACCTGAATACCAGCAGGAAATATAACTACTCCAGCATCATTCTTGATTTCTTTTGATTCATAATGATGAACGGCATTCAAATTTTCATACGAACCATACTTCTCTAGTAAGAAGTTATCATAGTTTTGTTGAGTCAGTGGCCATTCAGTTTGAATATTGATGATGTTATTTGATAGCAGAACAATCCAATCTAGATTAGCATCATCATATAATTTCTTTGCAACATTATCTGGTCTCTCATCACCTTCAATCTTATACTTAGTAAAGACAGTAATGTCTTTGAAGATATCATCACGAAGATAACCCTTCTTGAAAAAGTTTTTTACTGGTGCATAATCAGATATCTTTGCACCAGGATACCTGCTAACATAATCAAAGTCTGATAAGTAACTGAAGTAATTAGCCATTAGTAACCAACTCCTGAACCTGTATATTCGTCTTGATAGATTGGTATAATTTCTTGGAACTGCATTGTGATATCATACCTTACAGGAATGTTATCAGTGAAACTCATAAAGGTATCATTTGGTGCATAATTTGTTGTTAGTCCTTTCAATGCACACAGTTTGAATTTGTTTAGGTATGGATTGTCTCCACCACCTTTACCTATCACATAAGAAAGTTTGAACAAGTTAGGCGACTTCAAGAACAAGGTAGACTTTGTTCTTCTTGGTGCCATACTTGCCTTCAATGATCTGATAATATTTACTACTGTTTCTGCTTCATTAGAATCTCTAGGTGTTAATTCATAGGAGAAGTTGAAGTCTCTTAGGTTTGGATTGTTGAATAGTAGTTCAGTGTTTGGGTTGATGATTGCACCCTCTTGTCTTTGAAGAGCTCCTTTACCGATGCCTGTCGCACCTTCCACCAACATTGTTGAAACTATTTTCTTTGCATCTTCAGAATTTTTACCAATATCATCTACAATTGCTCTTGCTCTGCCTTCAACACCACCAACATCACCTTTCATTCCTTTGATCATAAGGTCAGCAACTGCTGCATCAAGGGCAGTCATATCACCACTACTCCAACCAGCAGTGTTATTATCAGAAGCACCTCTGGGAACAGGTAAGAAAATAGTTGCTATTGGACTGCCTGTGGGTTCACCACTTCTACCACCATACAGACCTGTACCTAGACCACCAGGTTCATAATTAAGTATTTCAATTTTCAATGCTGCTTGATCATCTGCCAGAGTTGTTGGATAATATAATGCTGAACCAGTGAGATTACCGATTGCACCCAGTTGATTACCTATGGCTTCAATTTCAAGACTTGAAGTTTTCGATTGGTCCGCAGTTTCATCAGGCACACCTTCTGTTGCTTCGGGTGAGTTTATACCAGAAAGACCTTCATCTGAAAGTTGTTTCCTGACAGCGGCAGATGAATTTTCATTTATAATTTTTGCTCTATCTCTATCTGCTCTCCTCTGAAAATTCTCTGCAAAATAATCTTCAAACTCCGAGTCTGATAAAGTATCTCCTGTTACATTATTGAACTTTCTTCTAAATCTAGATCTTATATCCCAGGATCCATCAGTATTACCAGTCGCAGCAAGTTTTTCCTCACCATCAACAAAGATATAAATCTCTGATTTTCCAGTGTCGGTATCTACTTTAGTTGTGGTTTGTATCGGAGGATCCCCGTAGGTCCTGCTGGATAAAACTGTCGCCATTACGCAGGTTTTTTATTTATTTAGTGAGGATTTTTGCATAAGGTAATGCAAGTAAATCGTCTAGTTCTTGATTCTTTACTATGTATACCTGTCCCGCAAGTTCTTCCCAGGTATATCGTCTAGTTTCTCTCCAATGGAAGTTGATACCTTGAAATCCCCAAGGATATAATTCAGTTACAGCAACCAAAGGATGTTGATCATATGTTATACCTTGAGTCTTTGCATTATATACAAAGGTACAGAACTGCCCTACGTCAGGTATTGGTGTGACTGTATCATTCAATGCTTCCATAATTAGAAGCATCAAATCTTCTGGGTCATTAGTTTTGACGGTCTCTGGATAGATTGCTTCGATGCGGTTCATCTGTATTTGATACCCAGTTCGTCCTCTGTGATAATCTTGAACTCAATTTTTCTATCATCACAAAAGTCTTTTGCTGCTTTCCACTTTGCCTGATTGACTGCATAGGTTTTCATCTCATACAGATTTTTTCTTTTAGGTGGTTTTGTTTCTCTTTTTGGTTTGACTTCTACCACATAAGTTTTGATAGTTCCTGTAGACTCTTTCACCTTCATTATAAAATCAGGAAAATATTTGTGAACTCTATTGTCTACAGGTGATAAGTATGGAATAAAAAACTCTTCACTTCCCCACTCTAAAACATTCTTTGTAAGATCACAATATCGACAAAAGACTCTCTCCCAATTACTACGGCAGATGATATTGTTGGGGTTGCCCGCGTATTTTTCTGGGTATGATGGTTTGTAAATACTTTTGTAAGTTTTGGACATACATAATATATACCAGTAATCTTATTTAGATGACGAGACCAAGGTCAGTAGCAGACATCAAATCAAAATTATTACGACCAGCAACTACAAATCATTTTTCTGTGAACATCATTCTTCCTGAAGGATTGAGGGAAAGTTTACCCAGTTATAATCAAGATGATTTGAACTTGATGTGTTCCGATGCATCTCTTCCTGGTCATAGGTTAGCAACATTTGAAGCAACCAATGATAGGTATGGTGTTACTGAAAGACACGCATATAGAAAGGTCCACGACGATGAGATAAGTCTTTCATTCTATGTGGATGAAGAGAAGTATCTTCCCATAAGAGTGTTTGAAAGTTGGATGGCATTTATTACAAACGAAGCTGATTTTTCAGGAAACTACAACTATTCATATAAGGTAAAGTATCCTATAGAATACAGAACCCTTATGGAAATATATAAATTTGAGAAAGATTATGATACCTCTGTGATGTATCAGTTCTATGATTGTTACCCAACTTCGATTGCATCGACACCAGTATCATATTCAGATCAGAATAGTCTGCTGAAATATACAGTTGGATTCTCTTATATCAAGTATAGAACATTCATACAATGATACTAAATAAAATCAAATGAAATGTTTATAGGTCATTATGCCTTTACCAAAGATTGCTACGCCAACTTATGAACTTGAGTTGCCTTCGACAGAAAAAACGATTAGATATAGACCCTTCCTTGTAAAAGAAGAGAAACTTCTTGTGATTGCATTAGAGAGTGAGGACAATAAGCAAATCACTACAGCAGTCAAGAGTGTTATTCAGAACTGTATTTTGACTAGAGGAATCAAAGTAGAGCAACTGCCTACGTTTGATATTGAATTCTTGTTTTTAAACATTCGCGGCAAGTCTGTTGGCGAAGAACTGGAAGTAAATCTTATCTGTCCTGATGATGGTAAGACACAAGTATCTGTGTGGTTAGACCTGGATGATATCAAAGTATTCAAACCAGAAGGTCACGACAAGTGTATCAAACTTGACGATACTATTGCAATGGAGATGAAGTATCCATCGTTGGAACAGTTTATCTCTAACAACTTTGACTTTACTGATAAGAATGCAATGGATCAATCGTTCGAATTGATCGCATCTTGTATTGATAAGGTGTTCACTGAAGAAGAGGTGTGGGCAGCAGCAGATTGTACCAAGAAAGAAATCAAAGAATTTGTTGAGTCAATGAACTCTTCCCAGTTCAAGAAGATTGAGAAGTTCTTTGAGACAATGCCTAAACTGTCTCATAAAATTACTATTAAGAACCCCAAGACTAAAGTAGAAAGTGATGTCATCCTGGAGGGACTTGCGTCTTTTTTCGCGTAGCCCTGATCCATATGGATCTGGAAAACTACTATCGTCTAAACTTTGCCTTGGTGCAGTACCATAAATATTCATTGACTGAAATTGAAAATCTTATTCCTTGGGAACGAGACATTTATGTTGGTTTATTGGAATCACATCTTGAAGATGAAAAACTAAAGCAACAACAAAATGGCTAGAAGAAGTAAGGCACAAACAAGAGAACTCTACAACAAAAAGTTGGGAGAGGATCTTGTCGCCAAACTTTCTGATGACCAGATTGCTCTCATATCAAAGACATATAACTCTCTTGATGATAAAGAGAGTTCTGATGTTGATAGTCGTATCATGATGGGTTATAATGATACGATCTTGCATGAAATGGCAAGAGATATGATTGGGGAAGAGGAAGAAGACGAAGACATACCAGAGGGGCTTGATGATCTATTGGGTTCGATTCAAGATGAACCTGCACCTGCGTCACCGGAACCAAAAGTAACTACAATCAAAGCAAGTGCAATTGTTCCTGCAAAGTTTTTTGGTGAAGATAAGTATGCAAAGTATCGTGATGAGTTGATAGCAGAAGGCACCATTGAAGGTGAGCAATTGACTGGCGAAGAAAGAAAGGAAGGATTCAAGGCAAGAAACGATCCTAATAAATTTGGTACATTCATTGAAAATTTTCTGAATCGAAAGAAAAAGTCTGATGAGGTAGAAAGTGCTGGTGGCGGCGCAGTTATAGTAACAAGACAACTCATAGACTCAGATAAGATTGTTACTCTGGAAGAAGATGATGATGGTTTAGATTCAGTAACAAAAAAACTTGATGAACTTCTTGCTACAGTTAAGGAAGGTTTCAAGTTAGAAGAAGATAAGGCAGAAGCAGATAGAAGGGCAGAAGAAAAGAAAAAGAGAAAGAAGACAGAAAAAGAATTAGAAACAAGTAAAGAATCTTTTTTAGGTAAGGCAGCAAAGCAAGTAATCAAACCAGTCAAGAGTTTACTTGATAAGATATTTGGTTTCCTGAAGACTATCTTATTAGGCAAGGCATTGATGTCTTTGATTGATTGGATTGCTAACCCAGAGAACAGAGGGAAGATTGATACTATCTTCAGGTTCTTCAAGGACTGGTGGCCTACCTTACTTGGTGCTTACATACTATTTGGTACGTCATTTGGTAAATTTGTACGGACAATCATTGGTCTGACTGCCAGATTTACCAAGAGAATACTTACTAAGGCATTACCATCTCTACTGAAAGCAGCAAAAGCAAATCCAATTGCTGCTGCTGGTCTTGCTGTTGTAGGCACTGCTGCTGTAGGTGGTATTGTACAATCAATGACACCATCTAATGACCCCGAAGCAGAGGAAGGTCAGTCACAACTAGACGATACTCAAGACTTTGGTGGTATCACTGGTGCTCCCATCAGTGGTGATATGCTTGGTTTCGCAGGGGGTGGCGAAGTCAAAGGTAAACCTGGCATTGACCAGAACCCTGCTATGCTCACTGATGGTGAGTTTGTAATGAGCAAGGGTGCTGTTCAGAAATATGGTGTAGATACATTAGAAGCAATGAATGCTGCTGGTGGTGGAACCAATATGCCTAAGATGATGAATAACATTCTCTATGCTCAGGGTGGTGGAATGATTGGTGAGAGAAAAGGTGATAAGTATGAGAAACCATTACCAGAACCTCCATCAATATCAATGGATGGTGGTAAAAAAACCGTAGCATTAGCAATGGATGGCGGCGGAGAAAGTTTTAATATATTCAATCCAATGTCTTGGTTTAGTGGTGATGCACAAAAAGCGACTGAGGGTAAGTTAGATAATGTAAGTAATGATTCTCTTGCAGGTAAGTTATACAACAGAAGAAAACAGCAAGAAGAAGCAATGAAGATGCTTCGTGGTTATGATGGGGGTGGTGAAGTTGAATCAACACCTATTGAGAAGATGGAGTTCAACCCCAGCAATTATTTTCAAGGTGATAATGTATACAGTAGTAAAAAAATTGTAAATCCTGGACAGACTGGTAAAACTTTTGTTGTTAAGTATGCTACTTCACCAGAAGGAGCAGAGATTAGACAAGTCAATAAAGTTGTGGAGCATGGTAACTTATTCAATGGTTTTCAAGATCAACTTGTAGGTGTCAAACCTGGTTCAGATGAGTTCCAAAAGGTAGTTGAATCTGCTAATACCAAGAAGATTATTAATCAAGAGTGGAGATATAGAGCTCCGTCGATGGCATTATCTAGAGAAACAAAAGAGAATGACCAGAAGAAACATGCAGAGTATAAAAAGTGGGTCGATAATGGTTCACCTATCACAGTTAGTCCACACGCTATGGTTGGATACGATTACAATCAATCATATCAAACAACTAAACAAGCATTCAAGGACAGTGGTGTTGAAGGTAAGAAAGGAGAAGAGTTATCTGCAGCGGCAGCAGCACAACTTGCTATGCCTAATCTAGATGGCGATGCAACTGTGTTACCAACATCTGATGAGTCACGCATCTCTACTGATACTGTAAACCAATATACTGTTGCTAGCACACCACAGAACCAAGATAATAAACCAGAGAGTGCTCTTGATATCATTAAGAATTACTTGATGGCAGGTTTGACTATGGGTGGAGAAAAGAAGACAGAAGATGAAAAGAACCACGGTCAGATTATAACTCCAAAGAATACAGAGTATGATAGTAAGTCTGGAAAACCATCTAATGCTCCTGGAATAACAGTTGTAAGCAAAGGTAGTAGAGAAGCAACACAAGGCAGTAAAATTGCAGGTGAACTTGGTCGTTACCTTGATAAGAGTGGTCTAGGAATATGGGGTTCAGGTGTACATCAACATCCAGAACATCCTGCTTGGCCAAGAGAGAGTGGTCACTCTCCAGGTTCATTACATTATGAATCACAAGGAGCAAGAGCAATTGATATTGGTGGGTGGGGTCCAAACCTATTCAAAAGAAAGGGTGAGTCTGGTGTTGATGACCAGACTAAAATTCTCAATGGTATAAAAGAATTCAATAGAAAGAATCAGGTCAAACCAGTACAACTATTCCATGAAGGTAACGATCCTGCTGGACACGCTGATCACGTTCACGTTGCATACAACAGCGGTGGTGAAGTGAAGGGTAAACCTGGTATTGATAAGAACCCTGCTATGTTGAGCAAGGGTGAGATTGTGATGAACAATGAGGCAGTGCAGGGTGTTGGTAAACAAAACCTACTTGCTGCTAACAAATATTATGGTGGACAGGATGCAAACAAACCCAAGATTGTAAAGGGTACAATGCACGCTGCTAGTGGTGGATATGTTCCTGCTCCTGCAATGGTTGGTGATAAAAGTGTGAAGTCTACACCTATCACACCATTGAATAGATCAAAACCAAAGGTTACTTTTGTTGACCTTGGTTCTGATACTGAGACTGTTGGTCCTACTGGTGGTACTGGACCATCTATTCCAGTATTCAGTGCTGCTTCTAGGTCAAGAACTAAACTCAACACACTGGGGATTAATCTCTGATGGCAGTAGATATTCAAAAACTTCTACCACAAAGACCGGTAGAGAACAGAACCATAGTTCTTCTCAGTGATACTTCTATCATCAAAGTTGGTGATAGAAAGAAGGAGAAGTATGCAGAGGTAACAGAGAAGATTGATACTGCAACTAAACTTTTAGCAGGGACACTTGCTGAAGAGAAGAAAAGAATCAATGATGAGAGGAGAAAGAAAGCAAAAGAATCAAGATCTGGACAGGAAGCAGATTTAGAAAAAGGAAAGAAGAAGAAAAGTGAGAAAGATTTGACGGTAAAGAAACCGAAGATGAGTTTCCTTGATAGGATAAAGAAGTTTATCAATAATATTATCTTTGGGTTTCTTCTGATAAAATTAGTAGACTATGCACCAGTATTAGTTCCGATTGCTAAAGGACTAGCAGCAACAGTCAAGTTTGTTGTTGATATTGCTGGTAAGATACTGAACAGTCTAGTAACCCTTGTTGATTGGGGATACAAGGCATACGACTGGACTAGAGGTGCGATAAAAAATATTGGCGGCGAAAAAGCAGCAGAAAATTTTGATAAGTTAGCAGGTGCTCTCAATAAATTCCTAAACATAGCACTCATCGTTGGTATGGCTACCATGGATGGTGGCGGTAGCAATCTTCCCGGTGGTAAACCTCAGACAGGTATACAAGGACTTAAGAACCAAGCAGGAAGAGTTACTAGAGGTGGAACAACAGCAGGTGCTGCCAGAAGATATGCTTCTAGATATGGTAGAGATGCTGCTGTTCGTAGGTTTGGTGCAGACGCGGTAAAAAGTTTAGGTGGTAAATATGGACGCTCTGCTATTACTAATTTTGGTAGAGATGCTCTAGTCAAAACTCTTGGTGGTAGAGGAGCAGCAAAAACTGTAAAGTTTGCTGCAGGTATTCTAAAACCAATTGTAAAAAATGTTCCACTGATTGGTGGTATCGTAGAGTTTATTCTATCGTGGATATCAGGTGACCCAGTAGGTAAGGCAGCATTCAAAGGTGTAGGTTCTGGTCTTGGTACTTGGGCTGGTGGTGCATTAGGAACTCTGATTGGTGGACCTGTTGGAACTGCTGTTGGTATGTTTGTTGGCAGTCAAGGTGGTTCAGCACTTGGTGGTTTATTATATGATGCTATTTTTAGCAAAAAAGAACCTAAAGCAGAAGTAGAAGGTAGATCAGAAGGTGGTCTTTCTTCCAGAACTATCGGTGGTGAGAAAAAGAATATTGGGGTTACAGTAAAAGAAGATACACAACGTAAACCAGACCAAGTAAAGATAAAAGGAAAAGAAGAAATCAGCACAGATTATAGTAAGATAGATTATTTTGGACCTATGCTTGCTGTATCTAATAAAATGTTATTGGGTGAGCAGATTACACCACGCGACTATGAAAGTATTGGTCAAGGTTTTACTAACCTATATCTTGATGGTATAGAAGATGGTGAGATAAAAGGTAAGTCAGGTATCAAGGAGTGGGTTACCAGTTCTATGGAGAAAGAGGTTGAAAAGAATAAAGAGACTCTGAAAAAAGTAGAGAGTGAATCAGAAACAGAGGATGAAGAAGATGAAGATACGCCATCAACTCCAGAAGGTCTGATTGCCGAATATCTCAAGACAAAACTAGGAATAAAACCACCTAAACCTAAAACTAAATCTACAGCAGGAACAGGAACTGTTGCTGGTGATAGAGACAGTGCTACGGGTGAATTGATGGATGCTAATGTATCAGGTACTGAACTAGATTTATTCCAGAGATTAGTTATTGCCGAGTCTGGCGGTGAAGGACCAGTAGGTATGGCTTTGGTTGCTAGAAGTGTATTGAATCGTGCTGGTCTGATACAATCAGGTAAGGCATCGACAGGTACATTCTTGGCGAATGACTCTAGTATCACTGGTGTGATTATGGGTCGTGGTCAGTATCAACCTATCTCAGATGGTAGTATCAATACACCTAGAACAGATGCTCAAATGGCGACTGCTCTTGAGGCAATCAAGACAGCACAGAATGTAGATAAGTTGAGAGGTATACTCAAAAGTGAAGGGTACGATGATGATAAAGTTACAAAGATGTTAGCAGCAACAGGTTTCAGAACCGGTAGTGCATTCAATGATCCATCACAGAACGTCAATGTAACTCAACATAAGAATCACTTCTTCAACACAGCAGGTAACGAAGGTCTGTTGATTGTTGGTGGTAGCATTGCTGATGCTCAAGCACCATCTGCAGATATACAAGACGATATCAAACCAGGAAGAGATAAGAAGTTATATCTACACTGGACTGCTGGTGGATATGAAGGTACTGCTGGCGGATATCATACCGTCATCACTGGTGATGGTAAAGTACATCGTAAGATAGACTACAATAAGACAGGCGAACATACAGAAAGTCGTAATCAGAACTCTGTTGGTCTTGCGGTTGCTGCAATGAGGGAGGTGCCGAAAGGTTCTGGTAAATATACAGATTGGCCAAAACCAGTTCAGATTGATAGATTAGTAGAAGAGTCGGCTAAGATTACAAAGGCGTGGGGTTGGAAACCATCAGATATCAATATCAAAAAGGTCATGACTCATGGTGAGGCAGGTTCAGGTAAGGATGGATACTTACCTGCTGTTAGTAAGAAACCATACAACTATGGTCCTAAAGTGTGGGGTGGTGATGGTTCTCGTTGGGACTTAGATATGCTTTCACCATCTGATAAGATTGGTGATGGTGGACAGAAACTTCGTAGTATGATAAAAGCAAAGTACGCTATGGGTGGTAAGACAAAACCTGGTCCGCACCTAGCAATGGTGGGTGAGGAAGGAACAGAGTTCGTCATTGACCACGATTCATTCAAGGCAATTGAACAGGCAGCACCTGGTTTTCTTGACCTTCTGAATAAAGCAGAGGGTAAGAAAGCAGCAGACTTGCTGATGAATTACACATCATATAATGACCCAACCGGTGGAGAGACTATTGTTATGAGTAAGACTAAGGTCAGACAAATTGTTGCTCCATACAGTGGTAGTACATCAACTCGTTATGTTCCTATGGGAGGAGGTTCATCTAACAATGAAACTCTTGATTATTATGGTTAAATAGAATAAAGATAAACAGAAATGGCAGAGGGTTCTTCTTACAAGGCAGCTCCGGGTGGTGTTAGACTATTCATATCATCCAATAAGGGTGGCAAGTCAACTGATGTTACGGCAGGTATTATTGACTTCAGATACTTTGAAAGTATCTTGAGCGATACTATCAGTGTGCAAGCAACTTTTGTTGATAGTGGTGGTTCTACGGATGGACAATCTATTCTTGATGGTCTGCCTATTGTAGGGGGCGAAAGGTGTCAGTTTCAGATAACCGACTTGAATGATGTACAAATTTCAGATATACCTTTGTACGTGAATATGGTCAACCCTATCAGTGATGATAACAGGGGACAGATTGTACAAGTTGAATTGAGGTCAAAAGAATTTTTTCTTGACGACAAGATTAGATTGAAGAAAAAGTTTACAGGTAAGATATCCGAAAGTGTTGCTACTATCTTATCAAATAGTGAGTATGGATTAGGTACAGATAAAGTTCTGGTTGACTTTGAAGAGACTATCAACAACCTAAACTTTATGGGCAACATGAAGAAACCTTTCTATACAATCAACTGGTTAGCAAAGAAGAGTGTTCCTGGTTCATCTAGTGATGCTCTTGGTAATACAGCAGGTTTCTTTTTCTGGGAGACATCATTGGGGTATCATTTCAGGTCTATCGATACGATGATGGACAAGAAAAAGAACGAACCGAAGAGGTCAATCATCTATACTAATACAGATGATGAATTAGGTGCTAAGACTCCAAGGAAATATACCACAAAGGCATTGGAGTTCAATACAAATGTTCCTACTAATATATCTAACAGACAAAAGGTAGGTACGAATCAAACAAAGATGGTTTTGTTTGACCCATTCAATTGTTACTATGAGGTAGTATATAATAATAGTTTTTCAAATCAATCAGGTTACACTTCTAGTGGTGAGGAATTAGTTCCAACTCAATCAGAGTTTGATACACCAGCAACTACAAACTTCTCAAGAACAACGTACTATCTCTTAGACAAGGGAACACTTCCTGATGGTCCAACAGAACAGCAACTAGAAAAGTCAAAGGAAGAAAACTTTGAGTATTCAAAAATCCTAAACCAGTCTATAATGAGATATAACCAGTTCTTTGGTTATCAAGTTGAGGTCACTATTCCAGGTGACTTTGAACTTCATGCAGGTGATATGGTATTCGTTGACTCTGCAGAGAAGAAAGATGTAAATTCCGGTGATGTAAACCAGAATTCTGGTGGTCTATATATTATATCGGAACTATGTCATTTCTTGTCAACTAAAGGAACCTATACTAGACTGAATTTAGTCAGGGATTCCGTTGGAAGAACTGGTAGACCAACTGCATAAAATCCTATGTCAGATAAAACACTGCAACAACACATCAACGACGATAAAGATGAATTAGAATCTGGAAGTATTAGTCCCCAGCGTCGTAGACATATTGAAGATGAGTTAGATCATCTAGAAAAATATCAAGCAAATCACCCTGATGAAGATCATGATCCAACATCTTTCGAGATGTATTGTGATGAATGGCCAGAAGCAGATGAATGTAGAATTTATGAGGATTGATGGAAGGTAGTACGTTCAACCCTGGTTTTCTAGGTTCCCACTTTAATTGGTGGGTCGGTCAGATTGCTGATGATTCTACCTGGAGAGATAATATTCTCCCAGGTAAGTATGATGACCCACAACAAATCAAGGGTTGGGGTAGAAGATATAAGGTGAGAATTTTTGGTCTTCATCCTGTTGGGGAGGAAACACCTTCGGAAGATTTGCCGTGGGCACAGGTAATGTATCCTGTGACTGCTGGTGGTGGACAAGCAGAAGCAGCACAAACACCTAACCTTCGTCAAGGTAATATGGTGTTTGGATTCTTTCTTGATGATAAGGAACAGCAAGTCCCAGTTATCATGGGTGTTCTGGGAAACAATTCCCAGACTCTTCTGAAGAATACTATTGGAACTGGTGAGGTAAATGATAACTCACCAGGTAGTCTTGCTACAAGTGGATATGCTATTGGTAAGCAAGCAAAAACTGAACAAACTACAGAGAGAGTACCTGATGAGGGTCTTCAAGTATCAAGACCTGGTGTATCAGCACATTCTATCCCTGCTGCACCTGCAACACCTACCGATAAGTATGGAATTCGTGCAGATATTCCATATACTGATGAAATCAGAGGTTACATTCAAAATGCAGAGAGGTTAGCAGATAGAAGGAATGTAAAAGAGAGTAAAAGAGATGCCTTTATTAGGAAGAAAGTTCAGCAAAGCATAAAGACACAAAGTAATCTTGAAAACTCTCCTCTTCAACCATCACAACCTGGAGCAACTAGAGAAAATGCTGATGGTGTTCATCAGTTACAGGTAGCTGATATCAAACGTGAAGAGTATATGGATAAGAGAACCCCTATGATGAAACCTGATGATAAGGTGGGGTCTGCTATTAGTGCTATTCAAACGGTCATTGATAATTTGATGAATGCTATTGATAAGTATCTTCAGTCATTTCAATCATATCTTGAGGCAGCATCTGGTGCTGTCACAGATACTAGCGGTATAAAAAATCTTATCAAGAAAACATCACAAGAAATTGCAAAGTATATGAAGATAGTCTTTGATAAGATTATCGAATATGTACAAAAGATTTTCAACAATGCAATGACTGCTGTGGTATCAGCTACACCAGCAAACTTTAGACATTTGATGGGTGATATGAAAGAACAGACAACTGCACTGATTACTTGTCTGTATAATAAGATTGTAGAAACACTTGCACAGTATATTGAGGATGCTCTTTTGGATGCTATCGATCTTGATTCATTGGAGCGGTCAGCAAAACAAGCACTTGTAGATAGAAAACAGTATCAAACTTTCCCAACAGCACCAATCTGTTTTGCTGAAGATGTTGTTGCGACTGTGATTGCGGCAAGGAGAGATGATATTAATAACGCAAACAATTCATTGGTAGAGAACCTGAGTAGTTTTATTACTGAAATTCAAACAATGATTGCAGGTGAGAGTTCTGCATTGGGTGACATCTTGAATCAAATTCCAGACATTGATGGTAACATGAGTGCTGCCTTTGGATTTAGCAATTTATCTTTAGATATTTTTGGTTGTCAGTTATCACCAAACATCGCTATATCTGACTTCTACACTTTATCTAATGGTGGATCGGGTCAAACTCAAGTACAGAAACCAAGTGCAGGTGCAATCAATAAGAAGTCACAACAAAAACCAGGCAATAAACCAATAGAACCACCTAAACAATACGCACAACCTGCTAGAGGTCAGGGGACTGTTAGATATGATGACCCACCCAAGGTAACAGTCAAACCGACCTAATAAATATAAACACTACAGGTAGAAAAGTATAGGATATGTCCTTTGATCTTTTTGGAAATACTACAAGAAGAGACATTAGAGTTGGTTACATCTCTACTGATAGGGGATTTGTATCTAATATTTCCATCTACGAAGCTAATAAGTATGCTGAGTTGAATCCTGGTACTCAGTTTGTCGTAAGTAATAGAGATAAAGTAGCATATGTTAATATCAATGAACTGAACGATAAGAGTAAGAAAAACATAGATTTCTTTGAACCAGATAGCAATTCTTGTGATGGTTTAAATTTCAATTTAGAAACTGAAGATATTAATGGTAAATTCAGCAACAACCATCGTGGGTTGACCATTGATTTTTTAGGTGGCGGTGGTGTTGGAGCACAAGCAAACCCAGTCATCGGTAAAGATGGTACACTGATGGCAGTGGACTTGATTCATGGTGGGTTTGGATATCAATATCCTCCTGCTGTTCAAATCACAGATCCTAGTGGTATTGGTGCTGGTGCAAGAGCATATGCTTACCTAGGTGAGTCTGCAGAGGGAGTAGAGACTTATCAGGATGAAGATTCATTTGAAGATCTAGACTTCAGTCTTTCCCCTAACTTTTTAGTAGATAGATGGGGGCAAAGACGTGATCCAAAGGGTTTATCTGTTGGTGACTGGAATCCAGGTGATTATGCAAACATAACGACTGACCCCATTCGTAGTGAGGTTCTAAAGTATCAGCAGTTTATAGAAAGAAAGACAATAGGTGATACTTGGTGGGACACTAGAAGGTTCATTCCACTAGAAGTAACATCACCTGGAAGAATTAGTAGAGTCAAATATGATGTCTCTCACCCATTCTGGGGTGGCAAATATATTCCAGAAGAAAAGAATGATGGTCTCATTCAGGTGTTCTTTACCGTATATTCCCAGGGTAGTGTAAAGAATAGAGATATTCAATTTGATTTTGTATCAGAGGACGGAACGCATAAGTTCTCTGTCAAGGGTATTATTAAAAAGAACGAGAGTGATAAGCAAGTTGTTCGTATTGCAAAAGTAAAAGTCAACACAACTTATATTGTCACTTCAAGCGATAGAGGAAAGAAAGTAAAACAAACTGGTCGTGCTATTGAGCAGGGGTTTGTTAAGAATGAATATGGTCGTGCATTAGAAACACAAAGTGCCTCACCATATGCTGGTGTTGGTCAGGTTATCTTTGCTGATCTAGTTGATTCTGTAAATGATAATGATGATATACAAATCTATACAGATCGTGGTAGATTCAAGGCAACCAATAAGAAACGTATAAAAGAGTATTCAAAGAAAAAGCAAAAGATAAGAAAGAGAAACACCTATGACTTGACTTATAGAGTCAATCATGGCAATCCTATTAAGACACCAAGGACTTCCAAGATTAAAGACACCTTTATGAATACCTATGCGGTGTCTCCCATTCCTCCTGTAAACATTCCAGGATCTGATTTTGGTGGACAGTCATTTACCATGACTTGGTCCGAATATTTTCCATATACTGGTGACTATACTTTCAAGGGTCTTGCCGATAATGAAGCAGTTCTAACTCTTTCTGGTGGCAACACGGGTGAAGAAGTTTTTGAGAGGAAACTTGGTAGAATTAGAAGTGACGAAGCAACTAAAGAAAATTTTCCACCTAAAGAATTTACAAAAACTATACAGGAGGGTCTTTATAATATTCGTATTGATATTCAAAACAAACCACAGTATGATAAGTTAGTCGATAAGAGTGGTGGTGAAGCAGTCTTTGATTCAATGTCTTCTAAGGATAAAGCAGACAGAGATTTGTGGAGGATGAATCCAGTCACTACAAATAAGAAGAAGGATAAAGATTCTAACTTCTTGAATAGATATGGTGTTTGTCCGTTTGATCCAGGTAAACCACAGGTAGAAACTGTTCCTTCAAGCATTAAGTTTGATAAAGATGGTGATAAAATTTATGTAAAGGCAGAAGGTGCTGGTCAGATTGAAGGTTTTTTTCAATTAGAAATTGATGATAATCCAGACATTGCAGGACTAGCAGTAACAGAAGTTTCTATTGAGACTGATAATGACCTTCTTCGTATTAGAAGAGGAAGGCACGGCGATGATGGAAACTATGATACTGGTGCGTGGAGAGAGAATGATAAAAAGACTGGTAAGGGCATCTTCACAGCAGGTAAAAGGTATAGAGTAAAAGTTCTTGGTGGTGCGAAAGGTTCTGGTATTTTTGATTTTAGTGGTGATTCATTCAAGATGACTGACTCACACGGTGACGACAAAAATGCTGAGTTTGAAATCAAGAGTTTCAGATCAGTTGGTGATACGAATCAAGTTCAAGCATCTGATGATTATGCTGGTGAGCATCTAATTCGTTGGGAGAATGTAGAGTTCCCAGAGAGTGGTAACTATACTATCAAAGCACAGGCAGATGATACTGCAAGAATTTTGATTGGTAACTCTGGTAGTGGTGGACAGATTGGAGATGGTTCTGGACTTAGAGGAATTAGGCAGGGGGGAGAAGAACAAATTCTTAGAGCAGGCACTGGTTCTATCTCAGAAACAACTAGATTTTTTGAGAAGGGTAAGTATAGAATCAGAGTGGAACTGACTCAGAGACCCGGTAAGGCATTGAATAAGGGTAATCCTATGGGTATTGCCTTGAAGATTATGACTGCTAAGCAGAGAGAAACAGAAAGAATTCTTTCTGATACATCTTGGATAGAGAACCCAATGGGTGTCGCATTGACGATTGATGCACCTAAAGCACCAAAACCAAAAGAGTTACCACCTCCACAGAGAGGTAGATGTCCTAACAATCCATTATGGACAACTAGATTTACAAAGGGTCAATCTGGTGGTCGTTGGTTCCCTTGTTTCTATCCTGCTTGGTCACCTTTTATGAATCGCTATGCGATATCACCAATTGCTCCTAAGGCATCGGAAGGTAGTGCTCTGAGTGGTAATACCTGGTCAAAATCTTGGAGGGTAAAAGTTCCTTATGATGGTTTCTATGGAGTCAGAGGTACTTCAGATAATAATGGTACTATCACAGTTGGTGGCGAGTCATTCAAACTAAACGGATTTAATACTGCTGATCCAGAATTACATAAAGTTTTCCTGAGAGAAGGAAGTACAACAGTAGAAGTTGAGGTTAAAAATGAGACTCAAGAATTCTTTGAACCAAAACCAAAGGTAATTTTTGATACTGCTGACTGGACATCAGACCCAATAACTTTGACGCCGGAAAGGGTTAAAAAAGAAATTATCTGTCGTGCTGGTGGTGGTTATGGTGGAAACCGCGATGGTGATCAAACTAAAGTTGGTAAAGTCAAAGTTGGTAAGGGTAATGAGGGTGCTCCTGGAGAAGGTGATGAGACAAGAGACGGCGGTAACGGTGGTGGTGCTGGTCTGAGAAGAGGTAAAGCACAATCTGGTAAAGGTGGTACAATTGATGGTGGTTTTGGTTCCGACGAACTTGGTCAAGAAAGAGGAACTGATGATGAAGTAAGATCAGATGGAGACTCTGGTGGTAAAGGTGCTAGTTATGGTGGTGGCGGTGGCGGTAGCCGCAACAGGAGACCAGCAGGTAATGGTGCTGACGGTGCTGTGTATATTATTTGGGGTAGTACTGGCAAATCAGTTTTATTCAACAAACCTGGTGTCTATGAAGTTCTTGTTCCAGAATCTGCTCCTGGTAGAGACCTAAGAACTTCTGTTAGAATGCACTGTATTGGTGGTGGTGGTTCTGGTTACACTGAAACTGATGTAGATGACACAGAGAAAATCAAAATTGGAGAAGGTAGATATGATGGAAGAGATATAGACGTATATACCGAACGTGATGTTATATCTGGTGGCGGTGGTTCTGGTGGTGCATATGCATATAACACTATGAAACTTCCAGCAAATGCTAGACTTCAGGTTGTTGTTGGTGAAGGTGGTAAAGCTTACTACACCAAAGGTTCATCAAATGGTTTCGATAGTTATGTAAAGGTATTGAAAGCAGAGTATGATCCCAAATATAGGGCAGGAAGAAAAATCAAAGGTAAGGATGGTATCAAATATACGGGACCTAACCTTGCTACTTACACAAAGAAAGGACCACTTGCACCATATCTTTCCCCATTCCTTGTGAGTGGTAGACTTGCTACCGAAGAAGTCAATGGAAAAGTATGGACTTTTGTTTGGGATAATGTAAATTTTGAAATAGATGGTAAGTATCAAATTGATGTCGTATCAGACGACAGCGTAAATATTCTGATTGATGGAGTGAGATTCTACAGGACCAAAACTATTGGTAGTTTAGAAACAAAAATAAGAAGATTGAAACCAGGTAAAAAGCAAGTTGTAATCGAACTTACAAACTCTAACCAACCTGGTACTAACTACAACTTGAATCCAGTCTATGTTGGTATGCAAATCAAGGCATTGGTTCCTGAGCAGACTGAAGACCCTAGATCTTGGACAGAAAATCCAGTGGGTGTATCTGCTATGTTGATACCACCACCTTGTCCAAAGATACTTGGCGGTGTTGGTATTATCACTTCAGTCGTACCTGTTAATCCAGGAACAGGTTATACAGTTCCTACTGGTCCTGGTTATTCTGGTATTATTGAATTGGTTGATATTGATATTATTGAACCTGGTATCAATTACGATCCTAATGATCCAGTTATATTCATTCCACCTCCATTTGAACCCTTAGAACCCATTCCTCCCCTGAATGTTCCCAATCCTCCTCCTTTTAGAGAACCAACTGATACTGGCGATACAACTCAACCAGATTTTAGACGAATTTCTATAACTCCTCCGATTATAGTCAATCCAGATGAACCCGGCAACCCTTCAAGTGGTACAAACCCGCCACCTCCTGGCGTACCAGTTGATGGCGGTGGTGCTGGCGGCACTGGTGATTCTGGTAGTGGCACTGGTGGTGGTGGTGATGTAGCAGTACCAGATCCAACAATTCCAACCACACGTCCTGGTGGTCCTGATGGTGTTGCCACTGGCGGAACTGGTCCAGTTGATGGTGGTAGTGGTGGACCTGGTCTTGCTCCTGGTGATGGTGGTTCTATCATTGCACCTGGCGGTCAGGTTGTTGACCCCGGTGGTCCTGGTGGTACTGCACCTGCAGGAACAACTGTTGTTCTACCTGGTGGTGCTGTTCCTATCGGTGCTGGTGGTGTTATAACTAATCCAAGCGATCCTAATGATATACCTGGTTCTGGTGCGGCAATCGTTCCTAATGATGCTGCTCTCGGTGCTGTTGTTCAAATTGTTACTGGACCTTTTGGCAGAATCATTGCTGCTAATGTTCTAGCACCAGGCAGAGGTTTCACTGCTACACCAACAATCAAGGTTTTATCTAATACAGGTGTGAACGCTGTTCTCCGACCAATCTTTAGACTGGTTAGAGATCCTCTTGGTGTTGACCCAAGCAGACTTATTCAAGTCACTGACTTGGTTGGTTTGAAGCAGACAGGTTATGTAAATGGTCGTGCGTATTATGGTCAAGTATTCTTCAAGAATGGATTCAAATATGCAGGCGTCTATGAAACTGTTGGTCAACTTGTACAAGTATACGATACTCTTGCCGAAAGTATTGCTGGTAGAGTCACCACACCTCCATCTGCAATCCTCAGACAGGGTACTGATATACAAAATAATCTGTCTCAACTCAATATTCCTGACACCCCACAAGACTTACAATAATGGCACAACAGAAACACTCATTTCCAAATAGATTACCTAGTGGAGAGTTTGCATCATGTGACGCAAACTATACAGCAATTCGTTACGGTAATGACCACGGTTCAATTCGCTTTGGTCATATTCATGAGAAAGCAGATGTAACATCATCGGTGCTGCTTCAGGCACAAGATGGTCGTCAGATGCTAACAATGGATGAGACTGGACATCGAAAAGGATGGACATCTATCACCGCGCCCGCTAATTTTTCTGTTAGGTGTGGTGAAGATAATGATGAGGGGATGGACACCTTGTTTTTAAACGCATTGAATGGTAATATAGTAATCAATGCAGAGAATGGTAAAATTCGGATGCAGGCTACTGATATTGAATTATTATCAACAGGTGCGGGTACAGGAAAAGGTAACATTCGTATTGATGCTAGTGAAAATCTAACATTAGATGCTAAACAAATTTCTATCAATGCTAAATCTTCATACAGATTAGCATCACCTGGGATAGGAGAAGTCGTTGCTAACGCACAGTTACAAATCTATGGGTCTGTAATTCGTGGTGTTACTGATGCTTGTACAATAAAGGACTCCAAAAATAACCATCAGAGAGTTCAGCAAAAGAATACTCAAACAGTATAGGAGAAAAATGGCTTTTGGTTTTGATGATTTACAAATAGGTGGTCAGCTTAGAGTAGGTATGGGCATATGTCCTGCCATCAAGGAAGGAAATTCTAAAATCAATGGTTCAGCACATATTGAAGGACCAATGGTTGTTGGTAGTGGATTACATTTTCCAACTCCTTATGCTACCTTGATGGTTGGTCCTAATACCAACATTGACCCAGATAATACACCAACTACAGTTCCTGGTGCATTGTGTCAAGGTATTAGTCCACCATACTCTTTGGCAGTGTCTGCTAATGCTGCTATTATGGGCAACCTTGATGTAAACTTCCGCATTCAGTGTGGTGGTTTGATTGTTGCTGGTGCTGACGTTGTATCGCAGTGTGGTAGACACTGGTTGTCTGCAAAGAAAGACTTTGATATTACACACCCAACTAAAGATGGTTGGAGACTGCGTCACGTTGCTCCAGAAGGTCCTTCTGCAGATGTATACTATCGTGGTAGAGTATCTAACAAAAAAGAGATTCAACTACCAGATTATTGGAGAGAGTTAGTTGACCCAACAACAATTACAGTCAACCTAACTCCTATCGGAGCACATCAAAATGTAATTGTTAAAGGGATTACAGGTAATAAAGTTCTCTTACAGTCTAACAGTGGTATTCCTATCAACTGCTACTTTCATATATACGGTGAGCGTCAGGACTGTGAGAGAAACATTCCAGAGTATGAAGGAAAGTCTCCAAGAGATTATCCAGGAGATAATTCAGAGTACTTACAATCAGGTCAAGTTTAGAGGTAAAATATGGCAGATGATTTAGGCATTTCACCAGGACAACCAGAAGATGCTAATTTCCCCGGTGAATTTATTCCGTCGCAAAGAAGAGAGTGTGAAGACTTTCACTATGCTGGTGGTTGGGGAAGACCAACAAGCACTCACGAATATATTTGGTATGGTAATCTAAGTAAAGATGACTACCCAAATGAAGCATGTACTCCTTGGTATCATAGACTAGCAAGAATCAATAGTCTTCAAATCATAAACCCAGGTGAGTCTGGTAATACTGCTGGTATCACAGGTTCTGGTGGTATTGCTATTACAGGCAATGTATTTTGTAACAACTTGACATCTACTGCTACTGTTAGTGCTGTCACCATTTCATCAACATTTAAACCATTTAATATACCTCATCCAACACAAGAAGGAAAACGATTAGTTCATGCCTCTCTTGAGGGACCAGAAAACGGTGTTTATCAACGTGGTCGTTTGACTAACAAAAATGTTATTGAATTACCAGAATACTGGAGAGGTCTTGTTGATCCAGAAAGCATTTCAGTAAATCTTACTCAAATTGGTAAGTCTCAAGATTTAATTATTGAATCAATTGAATGGGGAACTAGAGTAAGGATAAAATCTGGAAATGGAACCGACATTGATTGTTTCTACACTGTTTATGGAACACGTAAAGACGTAGGACCTTTGCCTGTTGTCATGGAGGAAGGAGAGGAGTGGCCATATAAAGATCTGGCACCTGCCAAGTTCTATTGACCAAATCTGTGCTATGATATCGGAGTAATCAAGCAAACCACATGGAAGAGTATCTCTCTAAGGTCATCATCGACCCTATGAAATGGAAAATCTCATTGTACTCAGACCAAGGCAGTGAGAAGGTCGTGGACTTTGATAACATGAATACCTTTCTTGACCTAGTTCAGTTTGTTCGTGAAGAAGCAAGCGAAGACGTGATTGAGTATGCTTCTCCTCTCTGAGGGAAAATTGACTTTTGTTTCCAAAAATCGGGGCAAAAAAATCCCGCCAAAAATTGCCCTATTAAGTTTTTTATGATTAATTATTCG